AAGAAAGGAGTACCTGCATCATGGCGAACACTACTAATCCTCGACGAAATGCCGAAGGATATCCTGACCCGACCGCTTACGAAGCCCTCAAGAATATTGATCGTGAAGAAGACGAAAGATTTCATAGACTGCTGCATACACTGTTTTACTTGTGCGAGTTGGCTGGCTTTGAGATCGAAGGTCGGATTATTCTGATTGATAAACAGAACGGACGGGTTTGGAGATGAGAGAAATGAGTCCATACATACTTGAAAATTGTGTAAATTTTAGCCCACTTTTGTTTGGCGGATTCGGCCAAATGCCCACTTTTGAAAAAATTTTTGAGCGTGTACGGACAATTTTCCTGAAAAAAGCCCAGAAAAAGTGGGCAAAAGCCCGGTTTTGAAAACCAAAAGTGGGCAGAAAAATTCGGAAGCATTTTCTGAAAATGGCACTTTTTAGGCGTTTTTTGCCCCAAAATGGCCGATTTGCGCCGATTTGAAATTTTTCTTGTGAAAAAAGCCCACTTTCCCACTTTTATTTCTTATTTAATTGTGATAAAAAGTTTTAATAAATATATAAATAGGGCGAGAAAAGTGGGCATTTGGCCAGAGGTCGGAATACATAGCACAAGTCGATGGAAATGTCAAGACTTTTTACCGAAAGTTCTTTCTTTTTCTTTCAGACTGTGCTATACTATAAGCGCCACACAATCTAATATGTTCAAGTCGTTTAGGGAAAACTGCTTTGGTAAAAAGTGTTTTCTCTCTTTACTCATTTCATTTGTCCCTTTGCGGCTTGATTGAGATTGTGTGGCAACAATGAGGGTTGACACTTTTTCAGTGCGTCTCTCGTTGTGGGGGCGCACTTTTTTAATGCCCTCGGAAAGGATGGGATAATGAGATGAGAAAGTTCTTGGCAGTGTGCATGGCGATTGTCATGATATTTACGATTGCAGGTTGCAGTTCAGAGGGGCATGAAGGAGAAGCTAAAACTCCATCGGGTTCCAGTATTCAAAAAGGTAAGGATTATCAAAAAGTAGTTGACGAATTTGAAAGTAGTGGTTTCACAAACATCAAACTTGAAAAACTTGACGACCTTGTTACCGGTTGGCTTACAAAAGACGGTGAGGTTGAATCTGTTTCCGTAGATGGCGATACTGGATACTCTGCTGATACTTGGTATCCGGCTGATGCCGAGGTCGTAATCACATATCACACATTCCCGGAAAAAGAAACTTCTGAAACAGATAGCGAATTCGTTTCAACCGAAGAGCCTGCTGTTGATATTTTGACAGTAGATAATTCTCCAGAATTGGCAGCAATGCTTTCTCTTAAAGCAGATATGGATCAATCGTATGCCGATTTTGCAGAGGCTTATAAGAATCAGGTTATTGAGTTTGATGGCTGTATTACCTATCTTACAAACCACGATAATTACGACACCCGATACGATTTGCTAATCAGTGCTGGAGACTATGTGGATGAAAATACTGCAAACCCTGGTCCAACTTTTAAGTTTAAGGATGTTGGGGTATATGATTTAGGAGACGGACTTACGCTTGCTGATTATATCAAAGTCGGCAGCAATGTAAGAATACAGGCTAAAGTGCGGAGCTACAATTCTGATACCGGTCTCTTTGAACTTGACCCAGTAAGTGTAGAAGCTCGATAACAAACAACTTTATATTTGACCGAGATGCTTAAACGGTGTCTCGGTCTTTTTTTATGTCTTTTTCCGCCGCGCGAAAAATACATTCCCTTTTATGAAGAGAGGAGTAAAAAAGCTATTTTTAAGAATAGACATTCTCTTTTCAGTTTTGAAAAAACTACATGAAAGGAGGCTCATTTGCCAATGCTCGAAAGTCAATTTCAATCGAAGCTCATTAAGGAGCTTAAGAAACTTTTTCCGGGTTGCATCGTGATGAAAAGCGACTCTGGATATTTACAGGGCATTCCTGATCTGCTTATTCTGTTCAATGACAAATGGGCTGCTCTGGAATGTAAACAACACGCTGGCGCAAAAAAGCAACCGAACCAAGAATATTATGTGGGCAAGATGGACGAGATGTCTTTTTCCAGATTTATTTGCCCCGAGAACAAGGAGGAAGTGCTGCATGATCTTCAACAATCATTCCAATCTTGAAGGGCAACACGCTTTTCTTGGTGCCAGCAAGTATCATTGGATTAACTATGATGAAACAAAAGTAGCCGATGCTTATTCAAAGTTTTTGGCCACACAGCGAGGAACCGTTCTACATGACTTTGCATGTCAATGTATCACTTTGGGGCAAAAACTCCCTAAGTCACAGAAAACATTGAACATGTATGTCAATGACGCAATTAGTTTTCGTATGGTGCCTGAACAGATTCTGTTTTATTCAGAAAATTGCTTTGGCACCGCCGATACGATTGTGTTTCGGAATGGTACGCTTCGTATTCACGATTTGAAGACCGGTGTCGTGCCGGCGCACATGGAGCAGCTTGAAATATACGCTGCTCTTTTTTGTTTGGAATACAAGGTGAAACCATCGGAAATCGAGATGGAACTTCGTCTGTATCAGAACAATGAAATTCTATATCACACGCCTACTGCCGAAGATATTGTTCCAATCATGGACAAGATTATTACTTTCGACAAGGTTATTAGAAAAATCAGAGAACAGGAGGGTTAAACCATGAGTCTCACGGATGATATTTTAATGCATTACGGTATGCCCAGAAGGTCTGGTCGTTATCCTTGGGGTTCGGGTGATAACCCTTATCAGCACAGCGGTGATTTTCTCTCTCGTGTGGAAGAACTGAAAAAGTCTAATTTCACCTTTACAGATAAAGATGGAAAAACTTACACAGGAGAAGTGGCCATTGCAAAATCTATGGGCTTGAGTACAACCCAATTTCGTACCCAGATGAGCCTTGCAAAGGACGAACGCCGTTCTGCTGATGTCGCTACGGCTAAGGCTCTTCGTGCTAAGGGCTATAGTTTGAATGAAATCGCTGACAAGATGGGCTTTGCTAACGATTCTTCGGTTCGCTCACTTTTGAATGAGAGTTCCGAAGCTCGTATGAATCAGGCAAAGCAGACCGCTGAATTTCTGAAAAAACAGATTTCGGAAAAAGGCATGATCGATGTCGGAACCGGAGTCGAAAGAGAGCTTGGTATTTCGAAAGAGAAAATGAAGCAGGCTCTTTATATTTTGGAAATGGAAGGCTATCACATCTATGGCGGCGGTGTCCCTCAGGTAACAAACCCGGGTAAGCAAACAAACATCAAGGTTCTCTGCCCTCCAGGAACAGAGCATAAAGAGATTTATAATTTTGAGAATGTTCATTCTGTCAGAGACTATGTGTCTCATGATGACGGCGAGACTTTCGATAAGTTCGTCTATCCCAAAAGCATGGATTCAAGTCGCTTGAAAATCCGTTATGCAGAAGACGGCGGAATTCAGAAAGATGGTGTCATTGAAATTCGTCGCGGTGTAGATGACTTGTCTCTTGGTGATTCCCATTATGCTCAGGTTCGCATTCTGGTGGATGGTAATAGATATTTGAAAGGAATGGCTGTCTATTCTGATGATCTTCCTGATGGCGTGGATGTAATGTTCAATACCAATAAGAAAAAAGGCACCCCGACATCGGATGTTCTGAAGAAGGTCAAGGATGACCCTGACAATCCGTTTGGTTCACTTATCAAAGCCGGTGGGCAGAGCTATTACATCGATGCTGATGGCAAACGACAGCTTTCCCTTATCAATAAGCGTGCCGAAGAGGGCGACTGGGGCGAATGGGCGGATAAACTCCCCTCCCAGTTTCTTTCTAAGCAGAGTTTGAGTCTGGTCAATAAACAGCTGAACTTGGCGGCATCTGATAAAATGGCTGAATTTGATGAAATCTGTTCATTGACAAATCCGACGGTCAAAAAATCATTACTTAAATCCTTTGCGGATGATTGTGACTCTGCTGCTGTGCACCTTCAGGCAGCTGCTCTTCCTCGTCAGAAATATCAGGTGATTCTACCTATCACTTCGATGAAAGACAATGAAGTGTATGCTCCGAATTATAAGAATGGTGAAACAGTAGCTCTGGTTCGTTATCCGCATGGCGGAACTTTTGAGATTCCTATCTTGACAGTGAATAACAAGCAGGCAGAGGCTCGCAGAATCCTTGGTAACACCCCTAAAGATGCCATCGGTATTAACAGTAAGGTTGCAGAACGGCTTTCAGGTGCTGACTTTGATGGTGATACTGTCATGGTCATCCCCTGTAACTCTGGTAAAAGCAAGGTCAAGATTACTTCCACTCCTCCTCTGAAGGGGCTTGAAGGATTTGACCCAAAATTGGAGTATGGCGGAAAACCTGCTGGCACTTTCAAGCCTATGAAGAACACACAGAAAGAGATGGGTGTCATTTCTAATCTGATTACTGACATGACTTTGAAGGGAGCTACGCAGGATGAGCTTGCAAGAGCAGTTCGTCATAGCATGGTAGTTATTGATGCTGAAAAACACAAGCTGGACTACAAGCAAAGTGAGATCGACAATGGCATCAGCTCTTTGAAAAAGAAGTATCAGGGTACAGTTGATGAGGATGGAAGATACCATGAGGGTGCTTCGACTCTGATTTCCCGTGCTAAGTCTGAGACTTCCATTATCAAGAGGCAAGGTAGCCCAAAAATCGACGAAAAAACTGGTGAATACATATGGAAAGATGTAGATGACCCTGTTTACGTTGATAAGCGAACTGGCAAGGTCAAAGAGCGTACTCAGCCCAGCACTAAGATGGCTGAAGCAAAGGATGCCTATACCCTGGTATCTGAAGCTGATACCCCCGTGGAGCGTGCTTATGCTAACTACGCTAACAAGATGAAAGCCCTGGGCAACCAGGCTCGTCTTGAGATCCTATCCACCGGAAAAGTACCCTACTCTGCCACTGCAAAAGAGACCTATCAAGCTGAGGTCGACTCTCTAAATGCAAAACTCAATGTGGCTTTGAAGAATGCTCCCAGAGAAAGACAGGCTCAGACCATGGCTAATGCAGTAGTGGCTGCTAAAAAGCAGGATAACCCGGACATGACAAAGGGCGAACTCAAGAAAGCAAGCCAGCAGGCGCTTACTCAGGCTCGTGCCTCTGTTGGCGCAAAGCGAGAAACCATTAAAATTACAGACCGTGAATGGGAAGCAATTCAAGCTGGTGCTATTAGTGAGAACAAGCTCACCCAAATCATCGACAATGTGGACATTGACAGTCTTAGACAGCGCGCAACACCGAGAGCAACAACAACTCTCAGCACTGCAAAGCAGAATAAGATTGCTTCAATGAATGCTTCTGGCTACAGCACATCGGAAATTGCTGAAGCTCTTGGTATTTCAACAAGCACAGTGTCTAATTACTTGAATTGAAAGGAGTGACTGGTATGAATGGTTCTTGTGCCCTTACCACATTTGACAACCCTTATAATCCATTTGAACAGTTCTCCGATTGGTTCCTGTTCGATGTAGAAAAGGGTTACAACACTTGCGCTTATCTCGATCGAATTGCTCACACTTCTGACCAATTCTCTGAAGAAGAGAACAATCAAGAGATTGAAAGAGCGATTGACGAGATCATTCGTTACGACTTCATGAACATTTACAAGAAAGTTAAGAGAACGAAAACAACAAAAGCAGACAAGGCTTGAACTATAGGTTGAGGTCTAATGCTCTTTGAATAAAGTTTTTGTTTTCTTCTCTGAAAACATTTGAACTTGAAGTCAATACAAACAAATAACCACTTGATCTGCACTGCTGCCACAGGGCTTAAAGACATGGGGAGGGGGTCTCCAAAATCACACCCCCTACCTCATCGCGGCGGTCTTAAAAAAATCTCCGGAGGGATATTTTGGGAATGGGGCTTACCCCCTCGGGTGCAGTATTTGAACGAGCTTACAGGGTTGAAGTATTTTCCATAAAGTGTGAACATCTCCTTTCATGTTTCTTTTCTCCTTTCGGTGATTGGTGGAAATTCAGCTCTGTAAGTTCTTTCAAATACTGCACCTATTCTTACCTAAAAGAGTATCAGTTTAGACAGAAAGTACAGCACAAGTATGCGGATATGGCGGAACTGGCAGACGCAATAGACTCAGAATTTATTGGAGGTAACTCCGTGCAGGTTCAACTCCTGTTATCCGCACCAAATTTTTAAGAGAGGAGGCAGTGCTAATGCCCAAAGGTAAAGCTGCAAGCTCTTCCGACTCAAATAGCCCATTGAGACCACCGACATCTCTCGAAGCGCAAGAGAACTTAATGATTTCTTTGGCGGTTCAATGTGCTGAAAAGCAGCTCAGAGACGGAACTGCTTCTTCTCAGGTCATAACGCATTATTTGAAACTTGGTTCCAGTAAGGAACGAATCGAAAAGGAGATTCTGGAGAAGCAGAAAGAGCTTATCGAAGCGAAGACCAAGAATCTAAATTCCAATAGTGAAGCCAAAGAGTTGTACAACAAGGCTCTTGAAGCGTTTAGGAGATATTCAGGTGCAGGCGGTGATGGCGATGAATATTAAAACTTATTCAGAGTTGATTACACTGCCGACATTTGAAGAACGGTTTTGTTATTTGAAACTCGATGGCTCTGTTGGGAAAGAGACTTTCGGTTTTAAGCGCTGGCTGAACCAAGAGTTCTATCATTCAGACAAGTGGTTAAGATTCAGAGATGAAATTATCATTCGTGATGAAGGTTGCGATCTCGGAGTACCGGGTTATGAAATCTTTGGCTCAATATTGATTCATCATCTGAATCCCATCACTTATGAAGACCTGTTGAATCAGAGCCCATGTGTCTTCGATCCGGAGAATGCAATATGCACTAAGTTGAATACACATAATGCTATTCACTATGGTGATGAGAGTTTGTTACTTCTCCCTCCAGTACAGCGCACACAAAATGATACATGCCCCTGGCGAAAATGATGAAAGGAGAAACCCAATGGAAAATGAAATCTATGAAAATTCTGTTCTTGATGAATCGACCGAAAACATCGAGGAGCAGGAAGCTGGGCTTTGCGAAGATGCAGCCCGGAATGTGATCGGTGTTGTTACCGATTGTCTGAAGCTAAACATTCGTGAAAAGCCGAGTAAGAATTCCAGAGTAGTAACGGTTGTGACATGTCTTGACGAATTGGAAATTGACATGGGCGATTCCAATGATGATTGGTACGCTGTCTGTACTGCTACCGGTATCGAAGGATTCTGCATGAAGAAATTTGTAGCCGTCAGGCAGTAAGGAGAAAACGATATGGACAGTATACTGACATCGATTAAAAAGCTGCTCGGAATTGCTGAAGAGTATGAGCACTTTGACCCGGACATCGTCATGTACATCAATTCGGCATTCTCAGTCTTGACGCAGCTCGGTGTTGGTCCTGAAGAAGGATTCCGTATCGAAGATGCAAGTAAGACCTGGTCTGAATTCCTGTACGATGATCCTCGTCTTGAATTTGCAAAAACCTTTATCTACCTGAAGGTAAGACTGGCATTCGACCCGCCGTTGAGTTCGGCAGTGATGGAAGCAATTAACCGACAAATCAGCGAGCTTGAGTGGCGCATCAATGTGACAGTCGACCCTGATTAAAAATGAGAGGAGGATTTCAAAATGGATAATACAACACTCGCCCATCACGGTATTCTCGGCCAGAAATGGGGGGTCCGGCGCTATCAGAATAAAGATGGCACTCGTACCGCAGCCGGAAAGAAAAGAGAAAGTTCTTCTAACTCTGATGCTTCTGCTCATGAGGACTATGCTAAAGCTCATAACAGTAAGAGCGTTAAGTCTATGAGTGATGCAGAGCTTCGTAACCGACTGAATCGTCTTCAGATGGAGAAACAGTACAGTCAATTGTCTTCGACTGATGTGAATCGTGGAAAGGAATATGTATCAAAAACTCTGAAAGTTGCCGGAACAATTGCAACTGCTACCTCAACTGCCCTAACTATTTACAATAACTATGGCAAGATCAAAGAAATTGTAAACGGTATGGCTAAGAAAGCTGGCTAAGGAGGTACTTATGGCATTATCAAACACTGCCGTTCCCAAGTATTATGGCATGTTTCGTGATGCCGTGATTCGAGGGGAAATCCCAGTCTGCAAAGAGATCTCCATGGAGATGAACCGTATCGATGATCTCATCGCTAATCCGGGTGTGTACTATGATGACCAAGCTGTTGAGGGATGGATCGCTTATTGCGAGTCCGAACTTACTCTAACAGATGGCTCTGACCTTAGCCTATTGGATAGCTTCAAACTTTGGGGCGAACAGATCTTTGGTTGGTACTATTTTGTTGAGCGAAGCGTGTATCAACCGAATCCAGATGGTCACGGTGGGCACTATGTTCGCAAGAATGTGAAAAAAAGGCTGATTAACAAACAGTATTTGATCGTTGCACGAGGAGCCGCTAAATCAATGTACGGCTCAACCTTGCAGGGTTACTTTCTGAATGTTGATACCTCTACTACTCATCAGATCACCACCGCCCCCACAATGAAGCAAGCGGAGGAGGTCATGTCCCCTCTTCGCACCGCTATCACCCGTTCAAGAGGACCGCTGTTTCAGTTCCTGACAGAAGGCTCTTTACAAAACACAACTGGTTCCAAAGCGAATCGCACAAAGTTAGCCTCTACAAAAAAGGGCGTCGAAAACTTCCTGACGGGTTCGCTTCTTGAGGTCAGACCCATGAGCATCAATAAACTCCAGGGTCTACAAATCAAGGTTGCAACCGTTGATGAGTGGCTTTCCGGTGACATTCGAGAGGACGTTATCGGTGCTATTGAGCAGGGTGCGTCCAAGGTGAATGACTATATCATTGTTGCAATCAGCTCGGAAGGTACGGTTCGTAACGGAAGCGGCGACACCATCAAAATGGAGTTGATGGACATCCTTAAGGGTGACTACATCAATCCCCATGTTTCCATTTGGTGGTACAAGCTTGATTCCATTGACGAAGTTGGAGACCCGGAAATGTGGCTCAAGGCTAATCCGAATCTCGGAAAAACTGTAAGCTATGAAACTTATCAGCTTGATGTTGAACGAGCTGAAAAAGCTCCAGCTGCCCGAAACGATATTCTTGCAAAGAGATTTGGGCTGCCTATGGAGGGCTACACCTATTACTTCACTTATGAAGAAACTCTTCCGCATCAAAAGAGGGACTACTGGCAGATGCCTTGTTCTCTCGGTGCAGACTTATCGCAGGGCGATGACTTCTGCGCATTTACATTCTTGTTTCCTCTGCCAAATGGTTCTTTTGGTATCAAGACACGAAACTATATTACCTCTACAACTTTAATGAAGCTGCCTGCTGCTATGAGGATCAAGTACGATCAATTCATGGCTGAGGGCAGTTTAATTGTTTTAGAGGGTGCTGTACTTAATATGATGGATGTCTATGAAGATTTGGATAACCATATTCAGGAGTGCGGATATGATGTTCGATGTCTTGGGTTTGACCCTTATAACGCAAAAGAATTTGTAGCGAGATGGGAATCTGAAAACGGTCCGTTTGGAATTGAGAAAGTTATCCAAGGCGCTAAAACTGAGTCGGTTCCACTTGGAGAACTGAAAAAGCTTTCTGAAGAAAGAATGCTTATCTTCGATGAGGACCTTATGACTTTCGCTATGGGTAACTGCATTACCCTTGAAGATACAAATGGAAACCGTAAACTTTTGAAGAAGCGATACGAGCAGAAAATCGATGCTGTTGCGGCAATGATGGACGCTTATATTGCTTATAAACTCAATCGAGATGCATTTGAATAAGGAGGTGGTCAAGTTGGATGAGATGTATCATCATGGTATTCTCGGTCAGAAATGGGGCGTTCGTCGTTTCCAGAACAAAGACGGAACTTTGACCGCCGTAGGTCAAAAGCGTTTGGAAAAGAAAGACACAAATTGGGCTCATAAAAACCACGACAAAATTGTATCTAAAGCCCGCAAAGATGTTTCCAAAGAACTCGATCAGTATGCCAATCAACTATTGAAAAATCCTTCCTCTGTGACATCTAAAGGTAAAATCAGTTCTTCGGCTATCAATTCCTATAATCGGAAGATGGCTGAACTGATGAATGAGTCCGTCAAGAATGTTACCGCACCTTCAGGGCGTGTCGTTCAATTCGTTGCAAAACGAGGTGAAGTCGGCGTGCATATGGCTCTGGCTGACAGAGGCTATGATATGCAGCAGCTGAAGAATGGTATCTGGGCTTCCGGTCGAGTTGCCTATAAGAAGAAAAATGTTGATATGGTTTAAGGAGGTGATGATTCAAAATGGAGATGTCTTTTGGTTCCAGACTGAAACATGCTTGGAATGCGTTTACTGGTAATGTTCAAACGAATTACCGGGATTTAGGTATGAGCTACTCATACCGAGCTGACAGACCAAGAATGTCCAGAGGCAATGAAAGATCAATCGTCACATCGGTTTATAACCGAATTGCGCTTGATGTTGCGGCCCTGAATGTTCAGCATGTTCGGTTGGATGAAAATGGGCGTTTTCTTTCGGTCATCGATGACGGATTGAATAATTGCCTCACTTTGGAAGCGAATGTCGATCAGACGGCACGGTCGTTCGTTCAGGATGTAGTTATCTCTATGTTTGATGAAGGAAGCGTGGCTATTGTTCCGGTCGACACCACGACTGACCCAAATGTGTCCGGTTCGTATGATATACAGTCTCTGCGTGTCGGACAGATTTTAGACTGGTATCCGCAGTATATTCGTGCTCGTGTGTACAATGAACAAACGGGCAGAAAAGAAGATATTGTGGTGCCGAAAAGTGCAGTGGCTATCATTGAGAATCCGCTGTACGCAGTTATCAATGAGCCGAACTCAACTATGCAGCGGCTCATTCGTAAACTTAACCTACTTGATGTCATTGATGAGCAAAGCGGATCTGGAAAACTCGATTTAATTATTCAGCTTCCTTATGTAATCAAGACAGAAGCAAGGCGTCAACAGGCCGAAAATCGGCGTAAAGATATAGAAAACCAGTTGTCAGGTTCGAAGTATGGTATCGCTTATACTGATGGTACTGAGCATATCACACAGTTGAATCGTTCCGTGAACAACAACCTGATGTCCCAGATTGAATACTTGACGAGTATGCTATACAGCCAGTTGGGGATCACTCAGAGCATTTTGGATGGAACAGCGGACGAGAAGACAATGCTGAACTACAACAACCGGACAATCGAGCCGATCATTTCCGCTATTGTTGATGAGATGAAACGAAAGTTTCTGACCAAAACTGCCCGATCACAACACCAGTCAATTTCATTCTTCAGAGACCCGTTCAAACTGGTTCCTGTCAATGACATTGCTGAAATCGCTGACAAGTTTACAAGAAATGAAATCATGACTTCGAATGAAATTCGTCAGGTAGTCGGCATGAAACCCTCTGAGGACCCGAGAGCAGATGAACTCAGAAATAAGAACCTGAGTGCGCCGTCCGGTTCCAATCAGCAGTCGGAAGAAATGCCTATCGCCGAAGTTGATTCAGTTGGAGACTCAGCAAGTGATTTGGACGACAAAATCTCTAAGCAAAAATCGAAAAAGTAAGGAGGAATTTCAAAATGAGTAGACCTTTTTCGGTTGAGGCTTGTGATTTCAGCGGCTGGGCAACCCGAAACGACCTTAAGTGTTCCGATGGACGAGTAATTCGTCGGGACGCCTTTAAGAATAACGACGGTATTAAAGTCCCGCTGGTCTGGAATCATCAGCACAACAGTCCTCGTGATGTTCTCGGTCATGCATGGCTTGAGAACCGTGAGGAAGGTGTTTACACCTACGGCTTTCTCAATGACACCACTGATGGTGAAATTGCGAAGGTCCTTATTAAGCACGGTGACATCTGTGCTCTGTCCATTTACGCCAATCAGCTTCAGCAGGCTGGTCCTGATGTGCTGCATGGCTGTATTTGCGAGGTGAGCCTGGTGCATAAGGGTGCTAATCCTGGTGCGTTTATCGACTCTATGCTGAAGCACGGCGAAATGTCCGATGATGAGGCTATCATCTATACCGGAATGCCTCTCTGTCTTTCTCATTCTGCGGAATCTAAGGATGATCCGGAAGACGAGGAAAAGAAGAAGGATTCCAAAGAGGACAAGTCTGCTGAAAACAAGGAAGAGAAGAAGGACAACGAGGAGACGATTGCTGATGTGATCGATTCCATGTCTGAGAAGCAGCAGAATGTCATGTATGCACTTATCGCACAGGCTCTCGAAGGCGAACCCGAAAAGGAATCCAAGGATGATTCCGACAACAAATCTGAATCCAATAAGGAGGATAACACAATGAAACACAATGTCTTTGACAACGATCAGCAGAAGAAGACCGAGGTTCTGTCTCATGCTGACCAGGCAAGCATCATTTCTATGGCCAAGTCCAACAGCGTCGGCAGTCTCCGTACTGCTATGGACATTTATGCAGAGCAGAATCCTGACAGTGTTCTGGCTCATGGTATCGACGGTATTGAAACCCTGTTCCCTGAGTACAAGGATGTCCGTCCCGGTGCTCCTGAACTGCTTACCACTGACCAGGGTTGGGTGAATGAGGTTCTGAAGAAGGTTCACAAGAGCCCTATTTCCCGTATCCGTACTCGTCAGGCTGACCTGCGTAACATTGAGGCTCTTCGTGCTAAGGGTTACAAGAAGAGTACCCAGAAGGGTTATGTTGGCAATATTCAGCTGCTCCACAGAACGACTGATCCTCAGACCGTGTATGTAAAGAGTAAGCTTGATCGTGATGACATCATCGATATTCAGGACTTCGATGTGGTGCAGTACCTGTATGGTATTGACCGTATGAATCTGAACGAGGAACTGGCTACGGCTATCATGATCGGTGACGGTCGTGAGGTCGGTGCCGACGGCAAGATCGCCGAGGATAAGATCCGCCCGATTTGGTTGGATGACGAGCTGTATACCATCCATGCTGACGTTGACATTGCCGGCATGAAGGCTACTCTCCAGGGCACCAACACTTCCGCCAATTTCGGCGAGAATTACATTTATGCAGAAGCCGTGATTCAGTCTCTGCTGTATGCTCGTGAGAAGTATAAGGGTTCCGGCACTCCCGACTTCTACTGCACGCCCCATTTGGTCAATGTCATGCTGCTTGCCCGTGACCTGAATGGCCGCCGCATCTATGACAAGGTCAGCGATCTGGCTGCGGCTTTGAATGTTGGACAGATCATCACCGCCGAACAGTTCGAGGGTAAGACTCGTACTACCACAGACGGCAAGACCAAGAAGCTTCTGGGTCTGATGGTCAATCTGGCTGATTATTCTCTGGGCGCTACCAAGGGCGGCGAAATCACTCACTTCACCGATTTCGATATCGACTTCAACCAGGAGAAGAGCCTGCTGGAGACTCGTTGCTCCGGCGCCAACACTCGTGTCATGTCTGCTATCGCTCTGGAAGAGGATGTCACTGCCAATATTGGCGGCTAAATTCAGCGAGGAGTGAAAATTCAAAATGGCTAAATTTTATGGAGTAATCGGCTACGCTGTAACAGAAGAGACTAAGCCGGGCGTTTGGGCAGAGAAGATCATCGAGCGTATGTACTATGGCGATTTAACCCGTAACACCCGTAGGCTTCAGTCTGCGGAACAACTCAACGACAACATCAATGTTGCGAATGAGATCAGTATCGTAGCCGATCCATTTGCCAATGAGAACTTTCATTCGATGAGGTATGTTGAGTTTATGGGTGCTAAATGGAAAGTCATAAGTGTCGAAGTTCAGTACCCAAGACTTATACTGACTATGGGAGGTGTATACAATGGCGAGCAGGCTTAATCTGCAAACTTTCCTGGAAGAAATCCTTGAAAGCAGAAATGTGTATTTTCAACCTCCTGAGTCGGTAAAAATGAAATACCCCGCTATCGTTTATGCACTTGATGATATCGAAAATGTGCACGCCGATAACGGGGTTTATTCATCTCACAGGCACTATTCGGTCACAGTCATTGACTCTGATCCGGATAGTGAGCTTGTCGGTAAGGTGGTTGCTATACCTACCTGCCGATTCGAACGATATTATACAAGCGAGAATCTGAATCACTGGAATTTCTCGCTCTATTTCTGATAAGGAGGAATATCTTTATGTCCAAAATCATTTGGGATAAAACTGGTGAACGCCTGTATGAAACTGGCTGTGACCATGGCGTTCTCTATCCGATGCAGCCCGGCGGCGTTTACAACAAGGGCGTTGCATGGAATGGTCTGACTGCCGTTACCGAGAGTCCTTCCGGTGCTGAGGCTTCCCCGATTTACGCCGATAACATCAAGTATGTGAACCTGGTTTCCAACGAGGAGTTCGGCGCTACCGTCGAGGCATATATGTACCCCGATGAGTTTGCTGAGTGCGATGGTTCTGTTGAGATCATGCCTGGTATGTATGCCGGTCAGCAGTCTCGTAAGACTTTCGGTTTGGCATATCGCACCATTCTGGGCAATGATACCGATCTGAACGATTACGGCTACAAGCTGCATCTGGTCTACGGCTGTCTGGCTGCTCCTTCCGAGAAGGGTTACAGTACGGTCAACGACAGCCCTGAGGCGGCTACTCTGTCCTGGGAGATCAGCACTACTCCTGTCTCCATCAACAAGCTGGTCAACGGTAAGAAACTGAAGCCGACTGCTACGCTGACCTTTGATTCCACTAAGTTCAGTGCCGAGTTCATGACCCAGCTGGAAGAAATCCTGTATGGTAAGGACCCGACTACCACTGGCGGTAACGATGGTGTCGAGCCTCGCCTGCCTCTGCCCGATGAGATTATTGAACTGTTCGATAAGACTCAGAATCCGGAGGGCTAATCTCTAAAATCATGGAGCCGTATTCAGGTAAGCTGGCGGCTCCAACTTTTTTAATTTGAAAGGAGAAAATTTCAATGACTAAGGAAACTATCACTTATACCGATCTGAACGGTGTTCAGAGAACCGAAGATTTTTACTTCGACCTGTCTAAGCCTGAAATCGTAAAGATGCAGGCGAGCGCTAAAGGTGGCTACGATGTTCAGCTTAAGAGTATCGCTGCCAGTCCGAATGGTGCGCTTATTATGGAGTTCTTCGAGAACTTTATTAAGACCGCTTATGGTGAGAAGAGCGATGATGGCAGACGCTTCATGAAGTCCGAGGAGATTTCCAGAAGCTTTATGGAAACTCCCGCTTACGAGGTACTGTTCGAAAAGCTCGTCACCGATGCCGGTGCTGCATCCGAATTTGTAAATCGTGTGATGCGTGCTAACGGCAATAAGCAGGCTGCACCCATCGCATCTAATTAAAGAAAGCTCGGAGGACTAAGGAATGCTGAAAATTACTGTGCCGGCTGCCGAGTTTTGGGATGAAATTCACGAGGAATTTATCTACAAGAAAGAGCAGACTTTGCAGTTGGAGCATTCCTTAGTCTCTCTTTCAAAATGGGAAAGTAAATGGAACAAGGCATTTCTCGGTAAGCAAGAAAAAACTGATGAGGAGATTCTTGATTATGTACGATGCATGACTTTGACCCAGAATATCGATCCCGAAGTATATACTCGGCTGTCTGCTGAAAACTATGCCGCCATCAATGCGTATATCGAGGCACCAATGACTGCAACTTGTCTCATTGAAGGTAAGCAAGCCAGAGGTCACAAGGAAACGGTTACATCTGAGCTTATTTATTACTGGATGATTTCTTATAACATTCCTGTAGAGTTTCAAAAATGGCATTTGAATAGGCTGTTGACTCTCATACGGGTGTGCAATGTCAAGAATTCTCCACCTAAGCGAAGAAGCAAGCGTGAAATGTGGAATCGGAATGCAGCCATCAATGCCGCCAATCGAAAACGCTTTGGTTCTAAGGGGTGATTGAATGAACAGACGATGCCGAAAATGCCTGTTAAGGCGAGTTTGCCATAAAAAGCAGCCTTACAATAACTGGCTTAAAACTTTTACCAAAAAAGCAGTAGCAATCATTCTGGTGGTTTCTCTGGTTGATTTGCAACTGTCTTATGTGCTTGCATTTATGGGGCAAGTACAAATTGCGGAATCGCTTTCCAGCACAATAGCGTCGACCGTTGTCGGGGTTATGCTTGGCTACTTCTTCAAAGCCCTTTTCGAAACATTCTTCGAAAGGCGTGAAGAACGGCTCAAGCAGGAAAGTGAACCGGAAGAAAATACGAATTATGAGGAGGTTTAGTTATGCCTATCAGTTTTTTGACTACAGCACTGTTGATCGTATCTGTTATCACAAATCTGACAGTGGAGGGCATTAAGAAGTTGCTTGATGGAACGAAGGTCAAGTATTCTTCCAATGTTCTTGCGGCTATTTTATCCGTCCTGATCGCCTGTGCTGTCAGTGTAATTTACCTTATCATGACTGACACCGTCTTCACCATGAAGATCGGAGTTGAGATCGTTGTTCTGATGTATCTGGGCTTCTTGATCTCTACGGTTGGCTATGACAAGGTGATTCAGATGTTGAAGCAGATTCAAAGCGTGAAGGAGGAAACAAAAAATGAGTAACAGTCCTCTGGTATCCTATACCAAGTTGAGCCCGAATCATTCCGGGCAGAGAACTCATGCCGTTGACCGTATTACACCTCATTGCGTAGTCGGTCAGTGCTCGGTAGAAACCCTGGGCAATATTTTTGCTCCGACTTCCCGGCAGGCTTCTTGTCAGTACGGTATCGGTGTAGACGGTCGAGTAGGTATGTATGTGGAGGAGAAGAATCGTTCCTGGTGTTCTTCTTCCAATGCTAACGACCAGCGTGCGATTACAATCGAGTGCGCCAGTGATGCTACACACCCCTATGCATTCAATTATGTTGTGTATGCCAAGCTGATCGAGCTTTGTGCGGACATTTGCAAGCGTTATGGAAAGACCAAGTTGCTGTGGCTCGGTGATAAGACAAAGACTCTGAACTATGAGCCTGCTTCCAATGAAATGGTTCTGACTGTACATCGTTGGTTTGCCAATAAGAGCTGTCCGGGTGACTGGATGTATGCTCGAATGGGTGATCTTGCATCCAAAGTTACAGCGAAGCTCGGAGGTTCTACCGGTGGAAATGATAAGCCGGTCGATAACCAGGTGCTTTATCGGGTTCAGACTGGAGCTTTTGTCAATAAAGCAAATGCTGACGCAATGCTTCAGAAAGTAAACGCCGCCGGTTTCGATACTTACATGGTCAAGGTCGATAACCTTTACAAGATTCAGGTCGGTGCTTTCAGCAAGAAAGCGAATGCCGATGCAATGGCTGCAAGGCTGAAAGCTGCTGGATTCGATACTTATGTAACAACCAAAAGCGGGACGGCGGTTTCGGCATCTTCAGCCAAGAAAAGCACTGACCAGGTTGCCCGTGAAGTGATTCAGGGGTTGTGGGGTAACGGCGCTGATAGAACTAATCGTCTGAAGGTGGCTGGTTACGATCCTTCCGTGATACAGAATCGGGTTAATCAGCTTCTTAAATAAGGAGGTCCGTGAATGATAAGGTTCAGTCACAAGGGAGACTTCTCTAAAGTTACACGCTTTTTGGAGAGGGCAAAGGAAGTGGTCCATCTCGGAGACCTCGACAAGTATGGCCGAGAAGGGGTCGCCGCTCTTGCGTCTGCAACGCCTGTCGATTCCGGTTTGACCGCCAGTTCATGGTATTACGAAATTGTAAACCGAAATGGATCTGCAAAGATTACCTTTTATAACTCAAATATTCAAAATGGGGTTCCGATCGCGATCATCCTGCAATATGGTCACGGAACCCGTAACGGAGGCTGGGTACAGGGGCGAGATTATATCAATCCTGCTATCCAGCCTATTTTTGACAAAATTGCAAATGAAGCATGGAAGGAGGTTACGAAGCTATGAGTAAAACTATCGACGAAAGAGTCGTAGAAATGCGGTTTGACAATAAGCAGTTTGAGAGCAATGTTCAGACCAGTCTGTCCACCATTGAAAAATTAAAAAAGAGTTTGGATATGGATGGAGCTACAAAGGGTCTTGAAAGCATTGACAGTGCTGCTAAGAAAGTCGATATGTCGGGGCTCGGTTCTGCGGTTGAAACAGTAAAGACTCGATTCTCGGCATTGGAGGTCATGGCTGTAACCGCCCTTGCAAATATCACCAACTCAGTCGTTAATACAGGCAAGCAAATGCTCCATTCCTTGACGATCGAGCCCATCAGTCAGGGTTTTGAAGAATACGAGCTGAAGATGGGGTCAATTCAGACCATCATGATGAGTACGGGTGCTTCTCTTGAAGAGGTAAATAAATATCTCCAAGAACTCAACACCTACTCGGATAAGACCATCTACTCGTTCCAGGACATGACTTCCAACATCGGTAAATTCACCAATGCGGGCGTAGGACTTGAGGATGCAGTTATGGCTATCCAGGGTGTCTCGAATGTTGCCGCCGTTTCCGGTGCCAATGCAAATGAGGCGTCCCGTGCCATGTATAATTTTGCTCAGGCTTTGTCTGCCGGTTATGTTAAGCTGATCGACTGGAAATCTATTGAGAACGCTAACATGGCAACTGTTGAATTTAAGACACAGCTTCTTGAATCGGCTGTTGCCTGCGGTACATTAACCAAGACTGCTGACGGAATGTACAAAACAGTCAAGGGTAATGTCATCGATGCTACACATGGCTTCAATGATTCTTTGCAGGATCAGTGGATGACTACAGAAGCTCTTGTTAGCACTCTTCGTGATTACGCCGATGAGACAACAGAAATCGGCGCAAAAGCATTTGCCGCAGCGCAGGATGTTAAGACATTCTCCCAGTTGATGGACACTCTGAAAGAAGCCGTAGGCTCCGGATGGGCAAACACATGGGAAATCCTGTTTGGTGATTTTGAGGAAGCCAAAGAACTTTGGACTGGACTCAGTCAGGTTATCGGTGGATTTATCGATGCCCAAGCGGATGCTCGCAATGAGATGTTGCAAGGGTGGAAAGATCTTGGCGGAAGAACCAAACTGATTGAGGCACTTAAAAATGCTTTTGAAGGCGTTCAGAGTGTTATCAAACCGATCTATGAGGCATTCCGTGAGATATTTCCTCCCACCACAGCCCAGCAGCTTTATGATATTACTGAGAATTTGCGAAAATTCACAGCAAATTTGAAGCTCAGTGATACAGCTTCGGCTAATCTAAAATCCACTTTCAAAGGCTTGTTTGCGATCTTGGACATCATTAAACAAGCCTTTTCTGCTATATTTACGGCAATTAAACCGTTGTTTGGCGGGTTTGGAACACTCGGAGATGGAATTCTTGGTTTCACTGGCGGGATTGGCGATGCTATTGTTGCGTTTGATGAGTTTATCAAAACCAGCGGAGCATTCCAGAAAGTCGGTGAGGGTATTGCTACGGTCATACAGACAATTATGACAGCTTTATCCACGCTGAAGAACAAGATCAAAGAGAAATTCGAATCCGCCAATTTCGAATTGTTTCATTCTCTGCTTGAGCGAATTCATGAGAGGATGACTCAAGTCGGAGAAGCAGCCGGTGAGATGAAATCTGGGGTTATCGTCGCCTTTGAGGTCATTGGTGAAGCTCTTGCTAATTGCCAATTTGTTCAGCTTCTCTCTGCTGTGTGGAACGCCGTTAAGACAATCGGAAGTGGCATCGTTAAAATACTTGGCGAACTCGGCAGTTCTTTAGCAAAGAATCTCGGTGAAGCTAATTTCAGCGGAATTATTGATCTGCTGAATGGTATCTCGTTCGGTGCTATTGCTGTCGGTATCACAAAGTTTGTCGGCACCTTCCGAAAAGCTATTGAAGATATCGGCAGTTTCAAGGAATCTTTTATCGGAATTCTTGACAGTGTTCGAGGATGCTTTGAAGCTTACCAGACTCAGTTGCAGGCTGGTACATTGCTGAAGATCGCGTCTGCTATTGCTATTCTTACTGCATCTTTGATTGCGCTTAGTCTTGTGGACAGCGAAAAGCTGAATGTAGCCCTTGGAGCAATCACTGTGCTATTCGCTGAACTTCTTGCTTCGATGGCTGTATTCAACAAAATCAGCGGTCAGGCAACTGGTGTGATGAAGAGTGTAACTGCTATGCTCGGAATTGCTACGGCAGTGCTGATTTTAGCGAGCGCACTTAAAAAGATTGCTGATCTGGATGCAAAGCAGCTTACTACTGGTCTGATTGGCGTTGCAGGTTTGACGGCTATGATGGTTGCCGCAGCCAAAGCTATGAGTTCCAACAGTAAAACCATCATCAAGGGTGCTACTCAAATGGTGATCTTTGCAGCCGCAATCAAGATTCTTGCTTCTGTTTGTGAGCAACTTGCTAAATTAGACTGGAACCAACTTGCGAAAGGTCTTGTCGGCGTTGGTGTATTGCTTGCCGAGGTTTCTCTGTTCCTGAGAACCGCAAAATTCAGCGGTAAATCCATTACTACGGCTACAGGTATTGTAATTCTTTCAGCAGCAATCAAGGTGTTGGCCTCTGCCTGCAAAGATTTCGGCGAAATGAAATGGGAAGACATCGGTAAGGGGCTTGCTTCTATTGCTGTTCTTCTTGCCGAGATCACTGCATTCACAAAACTTACCGGAAATGCTCAAAATGTCATTTCTACCGGTGTGGCGTTAATCGCCATTGCCGCCGCTATGAAAATCCTTGCCTCTGCGGTTAAGGATTTCTCAACCATGCAGTGGGGTGAGATCGCTCGTGGTCTGACTGCTATGGCGGGAGCACTTGCCGCTATCACCGTGGCGGTTAAATTCATGCCGAATAATATGGCTGGTATTGGTGCCGGTTTGGTAATTGTTTCTGCGGCGCTTGTCGTTCTTTCAACCGCCCTTGAGAAAATGGGGAATCTAAGTTGGGAGCAGGTAGCAAAGGGTCTTATCACTCTCGGCGGAGCAATGACTATTCTTGCCATCGGGTTAAATACCATGACAGGTACTCTTGCCGGTTCTGCGGCTCTGCTTGTTGCTGCGAGTGCACTTTTGGTACTCACCCCTGTATTGGCTATTCTCGGCGCTATGAGCTGGAGTTCCATCGTGAAAGGTCTCGTTACCCTGGCAGGTGCATTTGTTATCCTCGGTGTTGCAGGTGCTGTATTGACTCCGTTGGTTCCTTCCATTCTCGCTTTGAGTGGCTCGCTGGCACTAATCGGGGTAGCAGTTGTCGGTATTGGTGCCGGGCTTGCTCTGGCAGGTGCCGGTTTGTCCGCCTTGGCAGTAGGCTTAACAGCTCTTGCTGCTGCGGGGACTGCCGGTGCTACAGCCATCGTCGCTTCTTTGACTGTTATCATCACTGGTGTCGCAGCCCTTATTCCTGCAATTGTAGCCAAGATCGGTGAGGCAATTGTCGAATTCTGCAAAGTTATCGCTGATAGTGCAGGAGCCATTGGTGAAGCAGTCAAGGCAGTTGTCCTTATGCTGGTGGATGTACTTGTTGAGTGCGTTCCCGCTATCGCTGATGGGGCATTGAAGCTCATTGCAGGTGTTCTTGAAGCGTTGGTAGAATATACCCCGTCTATCGTTGATTCCATCTTCCAATTCCTTATCGCAGTTCTTGAGGGTGTCGCTAAGAATCTTCCCAGTTTGATTCAGGCTGCGGTGGATGTATTGATGGCGTTCTTCTCAGGCATTGTGGATGCACTTAAGGGCATCGATACAGAAACTCTTCTTCAGGGAATTGCCGGTATTGGTCTGCTTGCCGCAATTATGGCTGCTTTGAGCGCAGTAGCTGCTCTTGTTCCGGGCGCCATGCTGGGTGTTCTCGGTATGGGTGCTGTCATCGCTGAGCTTGCTCTTGTACTTGCGGCGGTCGGTGCCCTGGCACAAATTCCTGGCTTGAACTGGCTTATCAATGAAGGCGGTAATCTGCTTCAGGGAATTGGTACGGCAATCGGTAAATTTGTTGGCGGTATCGTCGGCGGTTTTATGAGTGGCGTATCCAGTCAATTCCCGCAAATTGGTTCTGACCTTTCCGGGTTTATGACCAATGTCCAGCCGTTCCTTGACGGTGCAGCTTCCATAGATCCGGCTATGCTGGACGGTGTTAAAGCTCTTGCAGAAACGATTCTTATCCTGACAGCCGCAAATATTTTGGATGGACTGACCTCGTGGTTCACCGGCGGAAGCTCACTCTCCGGCTTTGCTGAAGAGATGGTTCCGTTTGGAAAAGCTATGAAGCAATTCTCTGATGAAATCAGCGGTATTGATGGAGAAGCAGTTTCCAATGCTGCAATCGCAGGTAAGACTCTTGCGGAGATGGCTGATACACTTCCTAATACTGGCGGTGTCGTTGGTTTCTTTGCCGGAGAGAACGATATGAATGCCTTCGGTGAACAGCTTATCCCATTTGGTCGTGCCATGCGTAACTTTGCAAACGAGGTCGCTGGAATTGACGCCAGTGTTATTACTGAAGCAGCTACCGCTGGTAAGGCACTTGCAGAGATGGCAAGCACCGTTCCGAACAGCGGCGGCGTAGTTGGCTTCTTTGCTGGTGAAAACGATATGGATGACTTTGGCGAACAGCTTGTTCCTTTCGGCAGAGCAATGAAGAATTTCTCTGATGCCGTTTCCGGACTGAAAGCCGATGTCATTCAAAATAGCGTTACCGCAGGACAGGCTTTGCTTGAGCTTGCGAATACAGTACCGAATACGGGCGGTGTTGTATCCTGGTTTACGGGTGACAATGACCTTGAAACCTTCGGAGAGCAGCTTGTCCCGTTTGGTACAGCAATGAAAAACTATTCTTTGGCCGTTACAGGATTGGATGCATCTGTCGTCACAAACTCTGCAAATGCAGCTAAAGCTCTGGTCGAGCTTTCAAACAATTTGCCGAATAGCGGCGGTATCGTATCCTGGTTTACGGGCGATAACGATATTGCAAGCTTCGGTGAGCAGCTGGTATCTTTCGGTCAGTCATTTGCTGCGTACTACAACAGTGTCAGCGGAGTAGATGTGGCTAAGTTAAGTGGTGTGGTTGTTGAGTTCAGAAATCTTGTGGATTTGGCAAACGGCATTAAGAACGTTGATACAAGTGGAATGTCCACCTTTGCTCAGAATCTTACGAATTTGGGTAATGCAGGTATCGATGGCTTTATCAATGCCTTTACAAATGCTAATTCCCGTGTAAGCACAGCCGCAAACACAATGGTCACTACATTTATCAACGCCGCCAAAGCACAGCAAGGAAATTTGGCAAGCACTTTCACCACCATGATTAACGGTATTGTCACTACTTTTACAAGCAAGTACAGTCAGTTCACAGTTATGGGGCAGACGATGATGACCAACTTTATCTCTGGTATTCGTACCGGCGACGCATCTGCCCGGTCGGCATTTGTCACTATTGTATCCGGTTGTCTGACAGCAATCCGAAATAAGTTCTACGAGTTTAACACCGTTGGACAGACTACGATGACAAACCTCATTGCTGGCATCCGAACAAAGAACCAGCTTGCGAAAGACGCCTTTGTTCAGATCATTAACAGTTGTCTGACAGCAATCCGAAATAAGTATACTGACTTCTACAATGCTGGTAAATATCTTGTCGAGGGTTTTGCTAAGGGTATTGACGAGTATACCTGGTACGCAGAAGCACGAGCCAGAGCAATGGCAAGAGCTGCTGCACAGGCTGCGGAAGCTGAGCTCGACATCAACTCACCATCTAAAGTTGGCTATCGAATTGGCGGATTCTTTGGTATGGGATTTGTCAATTCTTTGATCGACTACACCGATAAGTCTTACGATGCCGGTGCATCTGTTGCAAAGTCGGCTAAGGAAGGACTCCGCAACGCAGTTTCTAAGATTGGTGATTTCATCGAAAACGGAATTGACTCTCAACCGACGATTCGACCGCTGCTTGATCTGTCTGATGTAACGGAGGGTGCTGGTAGACTATCGGCACTTCTGAGTCGAAATCAGGCAATGAAGATCAGTGCAGGTATGGAGCGTGATGGTGCAAGTGTCGTTCAAAATGGCGGTACTACACCTGCCTCTGGAAACAACTACAATTTCACACAAAACAACTATTCGCCTAAGGCACTGTCGAGGATTGACATTTATCGTCAGACGAAGAACCAGTTCTCGGCGTTGAAAGGATTGGTGGAAACATGATTCACTCATTTGCTATCACCAATTACTTAGGTGATAGGATCAAACTTGACTTGAGGGAGCCTGAGGTTTCGGGCTTCCTCATCAAGTCTGTAACCGGCTTAGGTCCGGTCAAAGCAACTGTCAACACGACGGAAGTCGTCACTAATGATGGCTCTATGTTTAACTCCGCAAGATTGAGTCAGCGGAACATTGTTTTCCAGATTGTATTTGTTGATACGGTTTACGGAGAAACCATTGAGGATGTGCGACAGAAATCCTACAAATACTTTCCGGCAAAGAAAAATGTTGAGATCATTATTGAAACCGATAACCGATATGTACGAACAAACGGTTATGTGGAATCGAACGAACCAAATATTTTCAGCTCACAGGAAGGAACATCAATCTCGATCATTTGCCCTGACCCGTTCTTCTATTCAGCCGGTGAGGATGGAAACAATGTAACGGATTTCTACAGTATTGACCCGATGTTCGAGTTTCCGTTCTCGAATGAGTCTCTGACGGAACCGCTGCTTGTATTTGGCGAAATCCAAATCAAGACGGAGGGAGTCATCACTTACTATGGCGATGCTGAAATTGGCGTAACGATCTATATCCATGCAATCGGACCGGCAAGTAACATCAATATCTACAATACGGAAACCAGAGAAGTCATGAAGATCGATACCGTGAAGCTCCAAAAGCTCACGGGAAAGGGCGTTGTTGCAAGTGACGATATTGTCATTAACACCTCAAAGGGCGATAAGAGCATTACCTTGATTCGTGAAGGCGTTTCTTACAATATTCTGAACTGTCTGGATAAGAACACCGACTGGTTCACGCTGGCAAAGGGCGATAACATTTTTGCCTTTACTGCTGACAGCGGTGTTACGAATCTTCAGTTCAGGATCGAAAACAAAGTCATCTATGAGGGGGTATAACTATGGAGCTTTTGGTCTTAAACACCGATTTCGAGTCCGTAGCCGTCATAGATACTTATGAATCCATGATATGGACTGACCGGTATAATTCGTATGGAGATTTCGAGATATTCTTCGCTATGGATACACAACTCTTGCAGTATTTGAAAGAGGATTACTATCTGTGGCTGAAGGATTCGGAGCACTGTATGATTATCGAGGACATCAAGATCAATGCCGACACAGAAGAAGGAAATCATCTTATTGTCACAGGCAGATCGTTGGAGTCTATTCTTGAACGCCGCATCATCTGGGGACAGCGAATCTTTAATGGAAATCTTCAAAATGGCATCCAGACGATGTTGAATGAGTGCATCATTTCACCGTCTATTGCCGATCGAAAGATTTCTAACTTTGTGTTCGTGCCTTCTACTGACCCTAAAATCACAAGTCTGAAAATCGACAACCAATACACAGGTGACTGCCTGTACGATGTCGTAAAAGGACTTTGTGAGGAAAACAATATAGGGTTCAAGATCGTACTGACAGATGAAAACAAGTTTGCATTCAGTCTGTATGCCGGCGTTGATCGTTCTTATGAGCAGACAGAAAATCCGTATGTTGTTTTCTCTCCAAACTTTGAGAACATCATCAACAGCAACTATTATTCATCCAGAGCGAGTTTTCGAAATGTGACTCTGGTCGCAGGAGAAGGTGAAGGAGCGTCAAGGCGAACTGTTATCGTTGGCTCAGCCTCCGGACTTGACCGGCGTGAGCTTTTCACAGATGCTCGTGACATCTCATCCGATACTGAGGATGGAACACTTTCTGATGCGGAATACATGGCACAGCTTCAGACAAAGGGCTTGAAGAACCTGGCCGACCATATTGTAACCACTGCATTCGAAGGAGAGGTTGAAGTCACTCGCCTGTTCAAGTACGGCGAAGACTTCTTTATCGGAGACATCGTTCAAATCGCCAATGAATATGGCAATGAGGGATCGGCTTACATTTCAGAGCTGGTCATCTCAAACAGTGAGGAAGGATTATCGATTTATCCGACCTTCAAAACTATTTCAAAGTAAGGAGGGAGAAACTGAATGAGCGTATCAAGCGGATTTTTCAATTCACTTAACGGCGACCGCAAATACAATGCTGCACAGATGTCGGCTATCTTTGACGGACTCATCATAGATGGTGTATTTGCTTCTATCGGAACCGCTTTTGCTGTGAAGGCGGCAGGCGGTCTTACCGTGAATGTTGGTGTCGGCAAAGCCTGGTTCGACCGCACATGGACAGTCAATGATAGTATCCTGCCGATGACTGCCCCGGAAGCAGAGGTGCTTCTTGATCGTATTGATGCCGTGGTTCTGGAAGTAAACGGAATGGAATCGGTTCGTGAGAACACCATCAAATTTGTCAAGGGTAATCCGTCCAGCGCACCGTCGAGACCGACTTTGACGAACGAGGGAAATGTCCATCAGTACCCTCTCTGTTATATTTACAGAAAGTACGGCACTGCGGTCATTAACCAAGCTGACATTACCCCTATGGTTGGCACAGAGTCTACTCCATTTGTAACTGGCATTCTTCAGACGATCAGTCTGGACGAGTTGCTTGGCAAATGGCAGGATGAGCTTGATCGGTTTACTGATGCACGATCTCAGGAAGTCGATGACTGGATTGCTCGGGAGGAAAGCGATTTCACGGCTTGGTTCAATAAAATGAAAGCGGACCTCCAACAGGAGCAGACCGTTCTTGACCAGTGGATCGCATCTGAACAGGCTGATTTTCTTGCCTGGTATAACCAGATGAAAGATCAGCTCAGCGGCGATGTCGCCGGTAATCTGCAACTTGAGATCGACAAGGAAGAGGTCAAGCGGATTTTACTGGTTGGCTTTGAAGATGGAACCAAGGAATTTTCAGATGATGGTACTGTTATCACTTCGACTGCGAGCGATGGTAGAACCCTGACGAAGACTTTTTCTGACGGATTCCTGACCATGACAAATGTGCTGGAAAGTGCAGCGGGGGCAGAAGTGGCGAGAGCCGTCAAGACTTTTGACTCCGATGGCAAGCTTATCAGCACTGTTGTAACTTATTCTTAAAGCGAAAGGAGAACAATCAAAATGGCAGAAGAAGATCTGATTTTCGGTAAAAACCGACACTTCTTCGGCGGCATTGAGCCGTCTAATATGCTGGTGTTCAGTGTGGCTGTTGAGAGTGGCGTTGTGAAAGTTACGGCTACACTTCCCAATGACACAGTCGTGAATAACCAGACACTCTGCACCGTAGAAGGTGCGATTATCCGGAGGAAAACGACTGATTATCCGAAGGATGAATTTGACGGCGATCTGGTCGCCAACATCAAGGCGTCTACTGTCTTTGCGGATAGTGGCGCTTCCCCCACCGGAACTTACTATTATGCAGCATTCCCTTATACCACACAGGGTGTATATAACCGGAATAAGGCTAACCGTGTAGTAGTCAATGAACCGGAGCCGATGCAGGAATTTTTCGCTAAGTCGGTGTATGTTTCTGCGTCTGACACCGTCAAGGTTGAAATCACGGCAAAGTTGCCGAGTGGCGTTGCCGGTGCAGTCATCCGTAGGAGCATGACTGGTTATCCTACCAGTGAGACTGAGGGTGAACTGTTCAAGAACATCACTGCCAATGGCACTTATATGGATACCAATGTGACAGTCGGAGTGGTGTATTACTATTCTGCATTTCCTTACACCAGTACCGGTGCCTATAATCGCAGCGAGGCAAATAGAACCAGTGTTACCCCGAAGAAGAGAGATTATCTGTTCGGTTACGATCTGGTGAAAGCGACTTCCAGCCCCACAGGACGAGTAACTTATCCTTCTGATGTGGATAATGCAGCGTTTACTCCGGCGGCTATGAATTTCAGCACTGGTAAGTTCAACTATGGTGGTTGGGCGTTTGATCCGGGCGAAAAGTTTATGCCGCGCCCCTGTATGCTAACTTACGCAGGTGTTGTAGATCACTATCTCAATCCTAACGACTATACCAAGAAGGTCGACGGCACCACATCCAAGGTTACGGATACTTCTTTCGGCGGCAACGCCATGATGGAATGGCCGAAGATCTATACAAAGCGTTGGGAATCGAATGGTGTTTACCATTTCCGCTGCTCCGATACTCCTCAGGACGATACTTGGGATTGCTGGTGTAACTATGACCGCAATAACAACCAGATTGATCATTTCTATACCCCCATCTATTTCGGTTCTCTGGTTTCCGGTAAGCTGCGTTCTATCAGCGGTGCAGCTAACAGCGTAAACACCACGGCGGCTAACGAAATCGCCTATGCAAAGGCAAACGGCAATGACTGGTATACCGAGGTGCTGGCTGACAGACTGTTGCTCCAGGATCTGTTGGTTATGATGGCTCGTTCTACCGAGTGCCAGACTGCATTTGGCTACGGACGGTGCAAGAGTTCCAATAGCAATGCTATTGCCTCCGGTACGATGAATACCAAGGGTATGTTCTGGGGTTCCAATGACCAAACTTCCGGCGTGAAGGTCTTCGGTATGGAGAATGTCTGGGGTAACCTATGGCGTCGTACTGCTGGCTGGATCAATGCCAATGGAACGCAGAAGGTCAAGCTTACTCGTGGTACTCACGATGGTTCTACTGTAACCGACTACAACACAGACGGAAACGGTTATAAGATGATCGCAAATGCTACCCCGGCTGGTTCTTCCGGTGGCTACATCAGCAGCATGAAGACGGAAGCATTCGGACGGCTGCCTGTTAATGCAAGTGGTTCCAGCAGCACTTATGAGGCTGACGGCATGTGGTACAATAACAGCCAGGTCAATTACGCGTTTGTCGGCGGCACCTGGACCGTTGACCTTTTGGTCGGTCCTTTCTACGCTAATCTGTACTCTACGGCGTCCTATTCGTACTCGGACGGTGGCGCGGCTCTCTCTTGTAAACCGCTTGCTGCTGCGTAAGCAGCGAGGAGAGGACGGGAGAACCTTAGGTTCGCCGGGTAAACGAAAACAATTAAATATTAGGGGTATACACTGCGCCCAGCGCGTATGTCGGCGGCAACTGGAACAATGACCTTATGGTCGGTCCTTTCTACGCTAATCTGAACAATACGGCGTCCAATTCGAACTCGAACAATGGCGCGGCTCTATCTTATCCATAAGAAGCTCTCTATAATGCAGTGTATGCTGCCATTTCAAAATGGCAAGAGATATCCGCATCTCTTCCTCACCACTTGGTGAAAATTAACTCGGTGCAAGCATCTGTGAGTAGCTGAGAATAAGTCGAAAGCGGATGAGAGGATAAGAGAGAACATGAAATCCTATAACCACTTGTACGAAAAAACAATATCCGAAACGAACCGACGGTACGCTCTGTCTCAAGCAAAGCACAGCAAGAGATTCCGTAAAATCATGAAACACCGGCACATGTCTGACGATGCCGCAGTTGAACAATCCTTAGACTGGATAGTCAACTACGAAAACGCCGAGCATGTGCCGGTTTACATTTATGATGGGATTACTCGCAAGGAGCGCACTATTATTGTCCCTACGATGGAAGAGCTGCTTGTTCAGCATTGCATCGTAAATGCCATGAAGCCGATGTTCTGCAAGGGAATGTATGAACACAGCTATGCCAGTCTTCCGGGCAGAGGTGCCCATAAAGGAAAGCAGGTAATTGAGAAGTGGATCAGGACTGACCCGAAGAATTGTAAGTATGTCCTCAAAATGGATATTCGCCATTTCTTTGATTCCATCCCACACGATCGTTTGAAAGCCAAGTTGAAGAAGACCGTTCATGATGAAAAGATGCTGGATTTACTATTTCGCATTATTGATGTCACAGAGGTTGGTATTCCACTTGGCTTTTATACTTCTCAATGGCTTTCTAACTGGTATTTGCAGGGTTTAGATCATTTCATCAAGGAGCAGCTCTGTGCCGTGCACTATATGCGCTACATGGATGACATGGTCGTTTTCGGAAGCAACAAGAGGGTTTTGCACCGCATGAGGCAAGCAATTTCCGATTATCTGGAAATGGAGCTTGGCTTGGAACTTAAAGCGAATTGGCAAGTCTTTCGCTTTTCTTATGGCAACAACCAGGGGCGTGATCTGGACTTCATGGGCTTTCGTTTTTATCGTAATCGAACGACTCTTCGAAAATCCATTATGTACAAGGCCACGAGAAAAGCTCGCAAAATCTCCAAAAAGGAGAAAGCAACCATACTCGATGCTCGGCAAATGTTGTCTTATCTTGGGTGGATCGACTGCACCGATACCTATTTGATGTATCGGAAGTGGATAAAACCGTGTATCAATTTCCAGCAATTAAAGCGAAAAGTTTCACGATATGACAAATACGATGAGAAGCGGGTATATCAAAAACTCGTCAGTCTTTACACTGCGAAAGGAGGAAAGTCGCATGGAGTTAAATTACAAGTATGCCGAGAGCACAGTCCAACCGACTGCACTTGAGGTTACGGTTGGAACCGTATATCTCCGCAAGGATATTACGAGTATTACACGAACTTCAGAACAGGGCGATAAAACCACTTACTGGACTTATCAGGAAGCGGCGCTGACCCCTCGGGAGTTCAATGAATACACCAATCTGCTTATGGCTGAAAACGCCATTAAAGGAACGAATGATTCGGACAACATTGTTCAGCTCATGGCAGGTCAGGAAACTGGTGATTCCCAGCAGCTTGCTATCATGGAAGCAATTGCCGATCTGTATGATGCCGTCGCAGCAATGATTCCTGAATGAGGAGGTAGCAAAAATGGTCAATCTTTACGCCACGCTTATCATCAATAAGCGCAGAACCTTCGACCAGGTGCCTGAAAAATTTAAGGCAGATGTCGAGGCAAAATTGTTAGAATATGGCTACGATACCAACGGCGATCTTATCGCTGAGGAGGAGTAACCATGTTTTATATTTTATCCAAAATTTTGATAGGAGGTAACAACATGGTAGCACTGTATGTCGCACTCATCATCGCAGGTCGCCGGACCTTTAATCAGGTTCCGGCAAAGTTCAAGGCTGCTGTCAAGGCTGATCTGGAAGCTCTCGGTCTTGACGAAAATGGTAATCCTGTGGATTAACCGAAATTGGCAGGGAGTCTACTTTGCGGTGGGCTCCCTCGCCTAATTAAAAGAGGTTTGGGGTGATATTTCCTACAAGCTTCTTAATTCATTTATGACTTCAAGGAGGATGATACATGGAAATGGAACCCTGGCTGCAAACGCTATTAACCATTTTGGGGACGATACTTGCTTCTTCTGGATTTTGGGCATATATCCAAGAGCGAAGCAAACGAAAAGCTGCTGAGAATAAGCACAACAATCTTGAAACGCAAATGCTCATTGGTTTGGCTCATGATCGCATTATCTATCTCGGTATGACCTACATCGAGAGGGGCTACATTACACAGGACGAGTATGAGAATCTGTATGAATACTTGTACAAGCCTTATGAAAAATTAGGCGGTAACGGTTCGGCTAAGCGAATCATGACAGAAGTCGACCAACTTGCGATTCATAAATCAACTTACAATGCTTGAATTGGAGGTGAGATTATGAGTTATTCTGTTTCTGGCACAATGATTACTTTGACTCGGGGTGATACTTTTTCGGCGCTTATTACGATTACTGATCTAAATGACAATCAGTATATTCCCATGAATGGTGATCGTATTCGATTTGCCATGAAGAATGACTATAATGATGAAACTCCTCTTCTTATCAAGGAGATTCCGATTGACACGATGATCTTGACCCTCAATCCGGAAGATACAAAACATCTTCCCTTCGGAAAGTACGTCTACGACATTGAATTAACGAAGGCCACAGGAGAAGTTGATACTTTCATCACAAAAGCAATTCTTAAGCTAACGGAAGAGGTGCATTGACATGAGTAGCATAAAAGCGTTTGAGTGCCTTACTGGTCATATCTCTGGACTATGCACATTATCTGGTAAATTAACTTGCTTTGGAAGTTTGTCTGGCAAGCTGTCTGCTGTGATAGATTTTAATGCTTATTCTGGAGAATATGAAGTGGTGCCGAACGCTTTTAACACTCAGGTCTTGCCAACAGCCAATAAAGTGCTTAAGAAAGATATTGTTGTTCAAAAAGTCCCATATTTCGAAACCAGTAACAACTATGATGGGGTTACGGTTTATATTGCAGAGGAGGTTAATCAAAATGCCTAACCAAAACGTTAATAAGGTTATTTATGGCGGTCGTGTTCTCATCGACCTTACTGGCGACACCGTAGACCCCAGTAAACTTCTCAAAGGATCTAAAGCTCACGACAAGAGTGGAGCTCAAATTGAAGGTGCTTGCACATTTGATGTTGATTCTACGGATGCCACCGCTGTCGCTGCTGAAATCTTGTTTGGAAAGACTGCGTATGTAAGTGGCAATAAACTAACTGGCACAATGAAAAACAATGGTGCCGTTACTAAGAAGATCACCACCAGAGACGAGGAAGTTACAATTCCTCAGGGTTTCCACGATGGCAGCGGTAAAGTGGGAATCGACGCAACTGAAAAAGGCAAGCTGATTGCCAACAATATTCGAGAGGGCGTAACTATCCTCGGCGTTGAGGGTACAATGTCCGGCTCGGAAAACATGAAACCACAGGCTAAGACAGTTACACCGTCCACCGCGAAGCAGACGATTCTGCCTGATACAGAGTATAACTGTTTGTCTCAGGTAGAAGTTGAAGCTATTCCTTATGTGGAAGCAGATAATCCTGCTGGAGGAGTGACGGTAACGATTGCGGGGTGAGAGTAAATGGCTGTAAATAAGGTCGTTTACAATCGCCGGACACTAATCGATCTGACCGCCGATACCGTCAGCAAAGAAACTCTTAAAAAGGGATTTACAGCTCATCAAGCCGATGGTACAATGATTACCGGTGAGTTTATTGGCGATGATTACGATGAAATTGACCGAATTCTTACAGCCGGTTTAACGGATGGCTATAAACATTTTTCGGACGATGGTACAATCATCAGCACAATCGATTCACAGGGTCGAACACTGGTTAAGACTTTTTCAAATGACTTTTTGACCTGTATCACGGTTCTAACTGATCCGGACGGGAATGAACTTGGTCGTACTGTGAGGTCTTTTTCTGACAATAGCAGCACGATTATTACTACCGACTCTAAAGGACAGAAGCTTGTTAAGAAGTTTTCGAATAACATGCTTAACATGGAAGCGGTTCTTACGGATGCTGCTGGTAAGGAGCTTGCCCGTCTTACAAAGGTCTTTTCCGCAGATGGGAAGGACATCACTTCGACCGTGGTTTATGGGAAATAAGATGCAATTTGAAGCCGTTGCGTGTAGGTTATTTCTGCATTATTCCTACACTTTGGCTCAAAAAGCCAGTAATTACGGGATATTTTGCTTCTATTATAGAAACTTATCACGGTCTAACCACTTCTAAACCCCTGCAATTACGCTGTTTTCAGGGTGGTTAGAAGTGGGTAAATGCTGAGAAATGTAGGTAACTCGTGCATTATTTCTACACTACTCCTACATCTATATTCCTACATAAAGTCAGCCTCCTCGTTGTGCTGAGTGCCTTTGTTGGTGCTCCCACTTCGGGGAGGCTTTTCTTTGTTTTTACAAGCTATTTTATTTTTTCGATTTCATCTTTCAACCACTCAAATTCTCTCTGGGTGTAAACCTTTTCGGTGATGTCAGAGATCTTGTGACCGACCATATATTTGATTGCGTACTCGTCAACGCCGTACTTCTTAGCCATCGTCACAAAATGTTTACGACCATCATGCGGTCTATGCTCAGGGTTCAAATTCAATTCGTCTCGAATCATACCAAAGCCTTTTTGGTATCGAGCATAAGTAAGTGCAGTGTTTTTGCTACGAGCATTCGAATTAACATAGTTGAGCAGGTACAGACTTCCAAGTTCCTGAGCCTCTTTATATTTTCGCTCAACCAAATGACGAATCTTCGAGTGAATTGGAACCACACGATCTGTACCGGCATCTGTTTTGATACCGCCTCGGAAAGTCCAGTTTTCCAAATCCACATTCTTTAATTCCAGCAAACCAAGTTCCTGGGGTCGCCAACCAGAATAGCACTGAATGAGCAGGACATCTACAAGCATTTTATCATCAGCGTGTTTCCAAAGCAAGTCCATCTCTTCGTCCGTAAAAGGAATATGCTCGTTCTTAACTGTGATGATTTCTTTGATTGTTTCCTCACTGAGGTTAAAAGTTCGCGAATAGTTTCGGTCAACAAGCTCATACTCCAAGGCATAATCCAACATCAAGTTAAACAAAGACTTAATCTGGTTCTTCATGGATGCACTTGGTGTTTTTTCTTTGCCTCGAACCTTCGATATGCCTTCATCCATACAACCTTTTACATGACGAGCGCGGACATCTTTGACTCGCATATCATATACGGCCGAGCAATACCCCCATGCTGAAGCTACCGAACGAGTGCTTTTAACTGTCTTCTCGTATTCGGCAAGCCATTTCTCGTAAAGCTCTTTCATAGTGATAGACGGTTCAAGGTCGTAAGGGTTCTTATTGTACTCGACGAGAGCAGCGTATGCATCGTTGTATGTTGGAAAATAGGACTCCGGTTTAAGAGGTTTACAGATAGGCCGTCCGTTCGAATCCTTTCCGACACTTATCATAGCTCGAAATGGGTTGCGGAGATTCCGATTCTTGATCTCACTGATCTGCCCGAAACCGTTTGGCAGTCTACGACGTTTGTTGTTCTTATTTCGAGGTTTTCTTGGCTTTATATTTGGCTGTAATGGAAACCCACAGTGAGGACAAGAAACTGCTTTGTCGCTTACTTGTAATTCGCATTCAGGACATTTTATCAGCATTATTATCACCTTCCCCATTGATTTGCTATTAGTAATCATATATCATAAGTGTAGGAATGTCAACTCCTACATTCCAACTTTTCTTATTAGTTTAGGGAGAAATGAGATATGATTAGTGATAACCAATCAATTTGCCCCAAATGTGGAGGGCAGCTTAAATACTACGATCATGTTCAAAGATTGGTACGGACGAAATTCGGAAACAAAAAATGGGTGGCTATCAGAAGACTTCGGTGCTGTAAATGCCATGCAGTTCATCGAGAGCTTCCTGACTTTATATTTCCGTATAAACAATATGAAGCAGATATTATTATCGGCGTGCTCGAAGGTCTTATTACTTGTGGAACTTTGGGGTTTGAAGATTATCCTTGTGAAATGACTATGATTCGCTGGCGCTTGTTTCCACCGAGGTTGTTTTTACTAACAGCCGTTCCTAACCTAAAATAGCGATTGAAAGGAGGCAAACGCCAATGGAAGAAATTATATTTGCATCGGGGTCTGTCCCGGTGGCAGTTGCAGCACGAGTCTACGGGAAAGACGCATCCTGGATTCGAGCCGGCATCGTATCTGGGTGGCTACCGATCGGAAAAGCTACTCGGAATGGGAAGCTTGTTACGAATTTAGAGGAAATGAACTCTAAGTACGGACGCATCAACTTTTATATTTCGCCTAAGCTCCTCTGGCAGGAGACCGGCTATATATGGAGGGGTGAACGCGCATGAGTACATTGATACGACCGGAACTTTCCGAGACTAATCGTTACTGGATCGAGAAACACCGCTATTACGAATTGAAGCATTTCTGCTTACAGTACCCGTTGTGGCGTCATGCGTACAATTCGTTGATAGACTATCCGGGTTCATGGCCTCAATTGGTGCCGCCCTGCAAAACGAATGTTGTTAGTGATCCCGTTACCAAGCACATTGATGATAGGCTGTACTATTCCGACCGCATGAAGATGGTGGAACAGGTTGCAAAAGAAACGGACGAAGAGCTTTCGTGTTATATTTTGGAAGCTATAACGGAGGGCATTTCATATGACCATTTGAAAGCCAGAACCGGTATTCCGTGCTGCAAAGATGTTTATTACGACTTGTACAGACGGTTTTTCTGGCTACTTAGTAAGGAGAGACAGTAATGAAGATTGTAGATATTGCAGTGAAAAAAGTCTATCGCTTCAACTGCCCGAATTGCCAGAGTAGGCTTGAAGCCGACAGCAGTGAGCTGACAGACATCGGAGGGAAGGTAAGCAAGTTTTATTGTCCTGTATGCCGTAAAGACCGCTACATAACTTGGTCTGACTTACGGAAGAAGATCATCTACGAGGGTTCGCAAGAATAACAGTGTCCTTTATGGAGAAGTGAGAGCTGATGCACTATAGCATTGGCTCTTTCTTTTTCTAACTTAGATTAAAACCCGGATGGAGGTGACAGGTATCTGTGTTAAATTAGTATCTGGAAAAATCCCCGGGTTGAAATTTTTGAAAAACAATTTGAAAGGAGATCGTTATGGAAGTCATTTATGTAGTTGTCGGAATCTTGATTGGGTATGTCGTCTCATCTATCATTCGCCGAAAGCATCCTGTCGGTTTTCTGCGTATTGACAAGTCTGATCCGGACGGACCATATCTTTTTCTTGAACTGAAAAAGAACGTTAATGAAATTATAGCTCAAAGAACTGTCCTATTAGAAGTGAAGCGTGAAGACTTTATTCCGCACAAATAACACTTCCTTTTATGGAACCCTATTAAAACGAAAGGAGAAACGAATATGGGTGAAGAAAACAGAAGTTTGTTGGAAGAGGAGATCAAAGCCGAAATTAAGCGCTTGGGATCTCTCGAATCCGGAAGCCAGGAGCATACCACAGCAGTGGATAGTTTGACGAAGCTGTACAAACTGAAGCTCGAAGAGGATAAGAATACCTATGAGCGTTTGGACAAGATCGAGAACCGTGAAATCGATCAGGAGTCTAAGACGGCTCAAATGGCAGAGTCTGTCAAAGATCGATACTTCAGATTTGGTATGGCTGCCGCTGAGCTGGTGCTGCCGTTGATGTTCTACGGCGTTTGGATGAGACGAGGTTTCAAGTTCGAACAGGACGGAACTTTCACCTCCCAGACATTCAGAGGTTTATTCAGTCGATTCAGACCGACTAAGAAATAAACCGGTTCCAAAAGCGGAGAGTTCGTGTATACAACACGTTCTCTTCGTTTTTCTCCTGCTCGAAATTTACAAGGGCTATTGTGAGAGATGTAAAAGTGCTTTTTATCTCTTGATAAAATACTGATGGTCGCTATACTTAATAGTGCCACACAATATCAAGGAGGTAATTTGCAATGAGCTTTTTTAACGACGCGCAGAGAGACGGTTTACTTACTGGACGGTATATTTGCAGTGAATGCGGAGGACTTATGGAATTTGAAGACGAGTGGGAAGATACTTTAGTATGTCCTGCTTGCGGTCACTCCGTCGATTTAGAGCATTATGGCATGGAGAACGATGAAGAATATGATGCTCTATATCCGACCAGAGATCAAATCTGCGACGACTAATTAAGACTATTAGCAAAGGGGAAGGAGTCCTGACGAGGGCTCTTTCTCTTTTCTTTTTATGGGTGATGGATATGCGATACCACTTTGACAAACCGGAAATTTACTTGTCCTTGTATGGCGAGCGTTATATTTGCGAGCATCCGGTTTACAATAGCTGCACTCTCTACAGAATTGAGAAAAGAGGTTTAGCAGTAATTCAGCAACGATTTGACTCCGAGACGAAAAGTACATGGTGGAGCGAAGTTGACCCTTGGATTACTGACGCTTTATATTTGCACCCTGATTTTCGAGAATATTTTGAAATGAGGGCTGGGGCTTGTACGGACGGACTATACCCTACTGTAACGGTTCGCCAAATTATGTGGGCATTAAAAATGAAACCAATTCAGAAAGAACGATGGGAAACCGTATTCGATAGACGGGAAATCTAAGCGCAAAAAACGCATCTCCCTTTATGAAAAACCATTGAATTTTGAAGGGAGACATGGATTATGAAAACACTAAAGAACAAGCTATATGCTGTAGTATTACTTATTTGCGGGTACTTACCGGTACTTATTGACAAAGATGCAACAGCGTTAGTATTCTTTGCGTTTATCGCAATACCGTTGTTCTTTGCAAAAGAAAACTGGATTTATTGAGGATTGAGCCGCTAACAACGGCTCTTTTCTTTTCGCCAAAATTACAGCTCCTGTTATGGAAAACAATGCTATTTGAAAGGAGTAAAAGGAGCATGGACGAAATGAAAATTGGTTCTAAATTCACTACGAGCATTATCTCGAAATTGGCGAGTTTGGCAATCCGAAAGAAATTTGGTTATGATGTAAAACTGAATTTGAATGAGGTAAAAGCTACAG